GATCGAAAAGCTTGAATCGATCCTTCTTCAAGGGCCGACGTTACTTGATACTAGCAACTGGACAACTACTGACGTTTACAAATAAGGGTGAAAAAAGTGTTAAAAAAGTGAAAAAAGATGTTGACACCAGCAATAATTTAGTGATATTATACGTATAGATGATTGAGGAAAACAAAACAAAAAAAGGAAAAAAAGTTATGGCACTTACAAAAGCAGAAGTTGTTCGTTTAAATTCATTGATTCTAAAGGCAGACGCTGACCAGTTGAGTGATGCGGTCGAGGTCTTCAAAATGGCTCGAGAGAAAAACTCGTTAAAAGCTAAAGCTAATTTTCGGGTTGGAATGGCCGTCGAGTGGGTCGGAAAACGTGGCCGGATGAACGGTGTGATTGAAAAAATCAATCGAAAAAACATAGTGGTTGACGCTGGTTATAACGGCCTGTGGAATATTCCTGCGAGTATGTTGAAAGAGCAAGAAACCGTTACTCTCAAGGGAGGGTAACAAAAATGGTTGTTCTCGTTACTGGTTCTGGAAAGAACAAAAGAGCTCTAGTAGAAGAAGCTGCGGTCTTTTTCAAGAACCAGTTAATGCCACGAATGAAGAACCTTTGGATTGACATTAAGCTTCGTCCAAACTTTGAAGATGATGGTGACTGTATTTGGACTGACAGTTACTATCGTCCACGCGAGTTTCACATCAATTTAAAGTCCACTAATGACGAAGATCACATGATAAAAACTCTAGCACATGAGATGGTTCATGTCAAACAATGGGCTAGAGAAGAGATCAAAGACGGCCGTGATACTAGTCGAGCACTATGGAAAAAGACTAGACTCGTTGATTGTGAGAAAACGGCGTATGAAGATTTACCTTGGGAGAAAGAAGCCAACACGCTAGAAGAGATACTGTTTGAGAGGTGGAAAACATATAAATAGGAACATGAACCTATCATTCTTCGACATAGACGAAACAGTATTTAATACTTTTGCTAACGTATTGGTTCGTAAAAAGTTGACAGGTAAACTTGTAACCAAGCTCGATAATCAAACATTTAACTCATACGAGCTCAAAGATGATGAGGAATACGACTTCTCCGAGTTTAAGGACGCCAAACTTTTCAGAGGCTCCTCTAAAGTAATCAAAGGTACAATGAAAGAAGTGAAACGCCAGTTTCGCGATCGTAATACAATGATCGTCTTTCTTACCGCTCGCCAAAACATGGATGATAATGCAACGTTTAAAGACGCGTTCAGAGACCAAGGGCTCAGAGTAAACGACAAAAGAATCCGTTTTGAGTTAGTTGGTAATCTAAAGTCTGGCACTATTCCCGATAAAAAAGAATATGTAATTAGAAAATTTTTAAAGAAGTTCAAACAGATTGAGAGAGTAAGTATCTATGACGATCATAGAGAAAACGTCGATATACTAAATAAGGTTTCGCGTGACTATCCCGATATCCAGTTTCGTAAATTTCTAGTTACAAACGGTGTTATAAAGTCTGCTGGCCAACTCAATTTTAAAGAGTGGTTTACCGAAGAGAAGAACCCACGAATCCCTCGTAAGAAAGGTCAACCAGCAAAGAGTAAGAAACACTCTGATCTATATACCGATGAAGACCCAAGAGGCACAATCCACGGCCTAGGATTTAAAGATGTAGAGACTGCTAAGAAGTCTGTTTCTAAGATTAAAGACTCTGGACGTTCGCATGCTCATAAGATTCAAGCTGCAATTGCAATGGAACAAAGAGCAAGAGTAATGGGTAAGACCGCTGAAGCTGCCGTGTACCGTAAGTACATAAACCAAATGAAAAAGAAGACCAAAGAGAAAAATGAGTCTGCACCAAACACAGCGGATGCAATGAAAAGATATAGAGCTGGTAAAGCCGGATTTACAGACGTCGCACATCTAAAGGCAAAGGGGCTAATTAAGAGGTCTGACGGAACAAAAAGAAAGTCTGATAAATATAAATGATGTCAAGTTTTAAAGATTATGTTGAAGTCATGGAAGCCACAAAGGCTGGTAAAAACGTGCACATGACTCATATTGAGGATCGCGTATTGTACGGTGGAGTCAAAGGTGCTAGGGAAGCCATACTTGCTCTTAGGTCTATGAGAGATATGTTGGCTGGTAACTCAAAAACAGGTACAAACGTAACAGTTAAATGGGATGGTGCACCTGCCGTCTTCGCCGGTATTGACCCTTCTGACGGAGAGTTCTTTGTGGCGAAGAAGGGTATCTTCAATAAGAATCCAAAGGTCTATAAGTCCGTGGCAGAGGTACGCGCTGACACATCTGGTGATCTGGCTGAAAAACTATCAACCGCCTATGAAGAGTTAAAAGACTTGGGAATCCAAGGTGTGATTCAAGGCGACATTATGTTTACTAACGATCTTTCTACAGAGAGCATCGATGGAGAAACCTACATCACTTTCCAACCAAACACTATTGTATACGCTGTACCGAAGAACTCTAAGCTTGGTAAGACAATATCGAAGGCTAAGTTAGGAGTGGTTTTCCACACCACATATACTGGTTCTGATTTTGAATCAATGAAAGCCAGTTATGGTGTCGATCTAAACAAACTTAAAAAGAAAAAGTCTGTATGGTATCAAGATGCTGATCTACGAGATTTATCAGGAACTGCGACTTTCACAGAGGCAGATACCAAAGAAGTAACCGAGGCACTGTCAAAAGCTGGTAAGATTTTCAGTAAGATTTCTAGTACAACTCTAAAAGAACTTGAGACAAACTTAGAACTTGCCACAAAGATTGAATCATTTAATAATACTCTTGTAAGGAGAGGCGCTAAAATAACTAATACTAAGAAGCATGTCGATGATTTGATTAAGTACTTTGATGAAAGATTCGGAAAAGAACTTGAAAAAAGAAAAAGTGAAAAGGGTAAGGCAGCTGTTACTAAGAAACAACAGGAAATGATGTCGTTTTTCTCCCCTAAGAACAAGAAAAACCTAGATTTAATGTTTCAATTGATGAATGCTATCGTTGATGCAAAGTTAATTATTATAAATAGATTAGACAGACTTAAAAAAATAGACACTTTTATACGGACAAAAAATGGATTTAAAGTGACTGGTTCAGAAGGTTTTGTGGCGATTGACAAAACCAAAGGGGGTGCAGTCAAGTTAGTCGATAGGTTGGAATTTTCGATGAACAACTTCTCGTCTGACGTTATTAAGGGATGGGAACGATGAGATCATTTAAAGATCACTGTTGTAGAGATTGTGAAAGTCTCTACGAACACACAATCGAAGAAGCTGAATACAAGGGTAGAAAAGTAGAGCTCAATAATCCCACTCGCTCGTCAGACGGCAAAAAGAAGTTTTACGTTTACGTAAAGAACGAAAAAGGAAACGTCATTAAGTTAGGATTTGGCGATCCTAATATGGAAATCAAACGTGACGATCCCCAACGTAGAAAAAATTTCAGAGCCCGTCATAATTGTGACGATCCCGGCCCCAAATGGAAAGCAAGATACTGGTCTTGTTATCAATGGAGAGCTGGAGCGAAAGTGGATAACTAATATGAGCATAAAATCCTTTAAGACATTCAGTGAAGATAAATCAAAGGAAGTGGTCTTTACCTTTGGCCGTTTCAACCCGCCAACAACTGGCCACGAAAAACTTATTAAAAAAGTGATTGCACAGGCAGTCGGTAACAATTTTAGAATCTACGTTTCAAAGTCAAATGATCCAAAACGTAATCCTCTTGAATACAAAGAAAAGGTTCAACTCATGCGGAAGATGTTTCCGAAGTATGGTAGAAACATTGTATTCAATAATAAGATAACAAACGTCTTTGATATTCTTGTTGACCTATACGATCAAGGCTTCCAGAAAGTCACGATGGTAGTTGGTTCAGACCGTGTGCCAGAGTTTAGAAAGCTAATGTCGAAGTACAATGGTGTAAAAGCTCGTCATGGTTTCTATAACTTTGATACAATCAATACAGTTTCTGCTGGTGATCGCGATCCAGACGCCGAAGATGTATCTGGTATGTCAGCATCTAAGATGAGAGCTGCTGCAGCTGCTGGTGATTTAGATTCATTTAGTAAAGGTCTTCCAAAGGGATTTGGCGATAAGGTGGGTGTATTTAATCTGATTCGTAAGAGAATGGGATTGAAAGAGATGACCAACTTCCGTAAACACATTGACCTTGGCCCTCAATCAATTTTAAGAGAGAAGTACATAAGAGGCGAAATCTTCAACGAAGGTGATACAGTTTGTTGTGTTCGTACTGGAACTAAATTTGTTATCGAAGAAAGAAAGTCTAGCTTCGTGGTTGGTGAAGACGGTAACAAGTACTGGATTCGTGATCTAATCGAAGTAAAACAAGACCCCGATATCAAAAAGAAAAAGGGAACACAACCCGCTAAGTATTACAAAGGTCTTTCAAAGTCTACTAAAGACAAAAGAGATGCACACTTTAAGAAGGGTGCAGACATGGATGACGATAATCCTAGAGCATATAAACCAGCTCCAGGCGACAAGGGTGCGAAAACTAAACCATCTAAACACACGAAGAAGTTCAAACAGATGTATGGTGAAAATGAGATGGGTACAGATGCATTAACTAAAAAGTATAAAAAAGCAACTCCGATGGAAGAACAGTTTGAACAACTAGACGAAAAACTTATTACCTTTGCAAAGAAAGCATATCCGAGGTCTGGTAATATCCTTATCCTTGCAGGTGGTGCTGGGTCTGGTAAAGGATTCATACTTGATAACTTAGTTGGTATGGAAGGTAAAGTCTTTGACGTAGACGCTCTCAAGAGTTTGGCCACTAGAACACCAGCTATTGTCAAGAAGGTTAGAGATGAATTGGATATCGATCTTTCTAAGTTTGATAACAAAAAGAATAAAGATATTCTTAGAAATCCAGCAAACGTATCTAAACTTCACGAAATTATCGGTGACTTTCTAGATTTACCTAGCAAGCAACAGAAGACATTCTTTGCTAACGTTATTGCTCAGGCACCTAATGCCAAACCAAACGTCATTTTCGATGTGACACTCAAGGATTTAAGAAAACTAGAAAAGATTACTCGTCTTGCGGATTCTATTGGATACGAGAAAAAGAATATCCATATCGTATGGGTTATCAACGACATTGAAATTGCTAAGGTTCAGAACGTACAAAGACCGCGGAATGTTCCTGTCGAGATTCTAGTCAATACACACAGAGGTGCTTCTCAAACCATGCTTGATATTATGAAGATGGGTAACTCGTTGAAGAAGTACATGGATGGTGATATTGTATTTGCTTTCAATAAGATTGGTGTAGATAGTGATCTAAAAACAAGTGGCCGCGGTGGACAATACATTAAAAAGTCTGACTACTTCTATGCTAAAAGATCAGGTTCGGCACCTCTTAAGTTTTCACAAATCGGCGATAATATCTTGAAGAAAATTAAATCGTATGTACCAAACGCCAATACATGGAGTCTCGACTAATGAAAAGTTTCAAAGAAGCAATGTATGAGGATGTAACTGCAGCTCTCAAAAAGAAATCAGAAAAATCCGGCGTGGACATGGGGACACTCCGAAAAATTTATAACCGCGGTGTAGCAGCTTGGAGAACAGGACACAGACCCGGCACAACTCCAACGCAGTGGGGATTGGCTAGAGTTAATTCAGTTCTTACAGGAGGGCCCGCCCGAAAATCAGATGCAGACATTTGGTCTAAAAGAAAAAAGGTTAAAAAATGAACCAATATTTTCCAGACAAGAATTTATTAGCATTTCATATCCCCAAGTGCGGTGGTACGTTTCTTTGTTCAGCAATTAAACGTTACATACCTGGCCGAAGAAAAAAATATGCTAATTTACCACACGGGCGTAGGCATGATATTATCTCAAAAGTTTGTAAAAATTGGGAAATCGATTTAACAACTACAACTATAGTTACAAGCGTTAGAAATCCATATCACCGATTTATTAGCTCTTATGCATTTCAAATTAAAAAGGGAAGAATAAATCAAGACGAGTGCTCAATAGAAGATTTTGCAAGTATGTTACCAGAGTGGGCTGTAGACCATGACATGAGTAAATCACAGTGTTATTATCTTGAAGATGTTGAGCCAACTTACCTTGTTAGACTTGAAACTATTAATGATGACCTTAATCATTTTCTACGAACATTTTTAAACTCTAAACGCAATTTTACATTTGGAAACGTAAATCATAGAGATATCAATAAAAACGAAATTATTGACCAAAGTAGTTACGATGAAATACTTTCGGATGATGTAAAAGAAAAAGTATATTAATATTATAAAGAATATTTTAAAAGAAAAAAAAAAAAAAAATGATTGCATTTAAAGACTATATTGAAGAATCAGTAGTAAACGAA